AGCAAGAGTCAAGAACTGGGATACGGATACTAATATCCTCAGAGTTGGTATTACATCTGGTGGTTTCTACTCTGGAGAAGTGGTCACTGGTGCTAGGTCTGGTGCTGCTTATGAAATCAAAGTGTCTGCTGCGAACACTGTAACAGATAAATACAGAGAAAATGAGGAGTTTGAAGTTCAGGCAGATAGAATTCTTGACTTCACAGAATCTAATCCCTTTGGTACTTACTAATGTTAGGAACTTATTACTACCACGAAATTATTCGTAAAACTATTATCGCCTTTGGCACACTGTTTAATGACTTGGACATTCACCATAAGGATGGTAGTGGAAATACCAATAGTGTCATCAAAGTTCCTTTGGCGTATGGTCCTGCCCAGAAGTTTCTAGCAAGACTTGAGCAGCAAGCAAATCTTGACAAACCTGTTCAGATCACTCTTCCCAGAATGTCATTTGAGATGACTTCTATTGAGTATGATGCTTCTAGAAAGACTGGTATTACTCAGACATTCCGTGCTGTTGACAATAACGACAGGATGAAGAAAGTCTTTATGCCTGTCCCATATAACATTGGTTTTGAGTTAAGTATATTCTGTAAACTAAATGACGATGCTCTACAGATAGTTGAGCAGATTCTACCTTATTTCCAACCATCATTCAATCTAACCATAGACTTAGTAGACTCAATCGGAGAAAAGAGAGATATTCCAGTTGTTCTGAACAGTGTCGGAATGCAGGATGACTATGAAGGTGATTTTTCCACAAGACGAGCACTAATATATACTTTACAGTTTACCGCTAAGACTTACCTCTTCGGTCCTGTTGCTGATAACCCAGAAGGTCTAATCCGTAAGGTTATTGTTGATATGTACGCAGATACCAACACACAAACTGCGAAGAGAGAAGTTAGATACACTGCGGTCCCAGACCCAATCGATGCTAACCCTGGTGATGACTTTGGATTTACTGAGACTTGGGAATACTTCGGAGATTCCAAGTCTTATAGTCCTACACAACAAACTGATATTTAATAACTTATGTCTGAATTTGATTCCATTGATGATGCTCTGAATGTTGAGAGCAGCATTGTTGAGGTTGACGATACTCCTACGAGTATTAAAAAACCTGAACAGAAAACTGACATCTCAAAAGACTATGAATATACAAGAGCAAACTTATATTCGTTGATTGAGAAGGGTCAAGAAGCAATCAATGGAATCATGGAACTTGCCGGTGAAGGTGGTAGTCCAAGAGCATATGAAGTTGCTGGTCAGTTGATTAAGAGTGTTGCCGATACAACAGATAAGTTAATTGACTTGCAGAAGAAACTGAAAGATGTGGAAGAAGACGTTGGAAACAATAAGGGACCAAACACTGTTACAAACAACGCAGTATTTGTTGGTTCCACATCAGAACTTCAGAAACTACTCAAGCAAGGTTTTCTAAATAATAATAAGACTGAATAGTAATAATGAAAAAATCCTGCAAGAAGGGTTACTACTATTGCTTCACTTCAAAGAAGTGTAAGAAAATACCGGTTGGTTACCATGTTATGGGATCAGGTCGCTTGATGAAAGATAGTGAGCATGAAGAAAAAGAAGGTGGTGAGGAGTCTACTGAAACCACTAAGAATGGTAACGGTAGTAATGGAAATGGTGGAGCAGTAAGTGAAGGTTGGTCTCAGAAATATAAAAAGTCTATTGACTGTAAAAATCCAAAAGGTTTTTCACAAAGAGCACACTGTCAAGGAAGAAAAGTGAACGAACAAAATAACGATATTTTTCATCAAGGAAATCCCAATCCCCAGATGAGAAATATGCCTATTGGGCAAAGAAACGTTAATCAACTTGCCAATACTCACACAAGACCGGTGATAAGTGGACTGATTCATGGTGCAAATCAAATGTCACAGGTCAAAAAACCTAAGTTGGTGAAGAGTGATAGTGTTAGAGTTGCTGAAGCAAAAGAACAAGAAAAAGACCATGAAGTCTCAATGGCTAAGACTCAGGTCAAAAAGTCTATTGATAATCTTCAGAAGGTAGCAAGAGTACTTGCTAAAAAATCTGATGCTGATAATCTCCCCGCATGGGTGCAGGCAAAGTTAACTGACACTGAGCATAATACTGATGCTGCTGCTTCTTACATGACTGGTAAGGAAGACCTTGATGAAGGTAAGCGTGACGGTAAGTCTGCCAAAGATAAGGACTATTCGCTACATGACTGGTTTAAAGGTGGTGGATGGGTTCAGGCAGGTGGTAAGTATGATGGAAAACCTTGTGCTAAGCAACCTGGTCAGAAGACAAAACCATTTTGTAGAGATGCTGATGACCGTGCAGCGATGAGTAAAGAAGAAAGAAATAAGAGAGCAAAGAAAAAGCGTAAGGAAGATCCAAATCCAAACAGAAAGGGTAAGGCAAAAATTGTAACTGCAGAAGCATACAATACAGCAGGTACAAGATATGAAAAAGAAAAAAATCCAGTAAATGCAGCTCTTGCAGATGCAATAAAAAGACAAAAATTGGGTGGAGAAGTTTTACCAAAGATGCCTGTCAAGATAGCAGACTCATATTCAAATTGGAGAGGTGAAATTGAATTGGATGAAAATGCTCTGTTAAAACTTGGACTTGGTGCATATGCATCAAAAGCAAGAAATGCTGGTCAACTAGGTGAGCAAACGAAACCATTAGATAAAAAATATAAGAAGCAAAAACCAGGAATTAAAGATATTCCTACTCCAGAACTAGATAAGAACTTACTATCAGACGATCCTATCATAAGAAGAGCTCCTAAGGGAACAGCATCTTATTCTGATGTTTATTATGATGAAGAAACAAAAAAAGATGCTTGCTACAAAAAAGTAAAAGCAAGATATGACGTTTGGCCAAGTGCTTATGCTTCTGGTGCTCTAGTGAAGTGCCGTGAAGTTGGTGCCGCCAACTGGGGAAATACATCAGAAAATTACCAAGATTATGATTTGAGAGATGAATACATTGAAGAAAATATCATTAGAGCCGCAAAAATGGCAACAAAGGTCATTAAAGCATTAGGCAAATCAAAAGTTAGAAAGTCACTTCCTCCAAGAAATTTGAGAAATCTTTCTCCCGAAAGAAAACAAGAAATTATGTATCAGGCACAGAAAAGAATAAAATCATATAAACCTGGTGAAATAGATAAACCTGCATCCAGAAAGTATGCGGCAGATAGATTAAATACCGTTTATTCAAGAAGACAAAACGTTATTAAACAAGGTGGAAGTCCTAAAGAAGCTGCTGCTCAAAGTATTTCATCAATGGGTCCTGGTGATGCTCTTGGAAAAGACTTTAATATTAAAAGAGGTGGTAGGGGAAGAAGAGGTGCTCATGGTCCACAAACTGATAGAGGTAAGGGAAATAAAGCAGCAAGAAGATCTGGTCAAGAAGTAGCAGATACTGGCGATATTGATGTTCATTATCGTCCTACAAGATCTCAAAGTATTCAACGTTCTCGTGACAGAAGATCAATGAGATCTATGGAAAGACGTTTAAATAACCTGTTAAATTTAAATAATAGTTATGAGTTCTCCAACTGGAGAGATGATTTTATTCCAACTGACTACGAAACAGTTGATTTAATTACTGCAGATCCAATTCAAGTTCCAGATTCTAATATTCAAAAGATAAATGAGCGTGTAGAGTATAAAGAAGGAGATTATGTAGATCATCCTTCTACTAGAGAAGCTATGAAAAGAGCAAATAAAACTTCCCTCGAAAAATTGAATGACCGCACACAAGAAATTAGAAATAGTATTAAACTGCAAGCACCAAGAAATCCTCTTACATTACCTTCATTTACCACAGAAGCAAAGAAGTGTTGGAAAGGTTATAAGAAAGCAGGAACTCAAAAGTTATTTGGTAAGACTTATAACCGTTGTGTGAAGGAGGGGTACTCAAACTGGAGAGAAGAACTTGCCGAAAGTGGTTATGATAGCACTTTTGGTAGAGGTGAGATGGGAGAACCACAAGGAACTCAATATCCTAAAGTAAATAAGGACAAGTTTAATAAGGACATGGAGTTTTGGAGAAGGCATCTAAAGACGGCACCACCAGTAAGACAGGCATCTGCCAAAAAAACCATTCAGGTAGCACACTTCGAACCAGAAGGTGAAATCATTGAGGGTGCTGCCTGGACAAGAAAGGAAGGTCAGAATAAAAAGGGAGGATTGAACGAAAAAGGACGCAAGTCTTATGAGCGTGAAAATCCTGGTTCTGATTTGAAGGCACCAAGTAAGGAGAAAGGAAACAAACGCCGCAAGTCATTCTGTGCAAGAATGAAAGGTATGAAGAAAAAACTTACCTCAAAGAAAACTGCTAACGATCCCGATAGCAGAATCAATAAGTCCCTTAGAGCCTGGAATTGCTGATATGAAAAGTTTCGAACAGTTTTTATCCGAAAGCATCACCATCAATGGTGATTTCAATGGCACCCTCAATGTAGGAGGGTCTTCACCAGAGCAAGCAAGAGAATCTTATTTCGCTGATGTCGTCTGGGAAGGAAAAATATATAGAATGGAGATTGAAGGTTCTATGCCTTCTAAGAATGAGTTAGCAGAAAATCTTCAAGGAGAATATCCTGGTGCTGTTGTCCACAACATCTATCCAGCATCTCAAAGTCAAGTAAATATCAAGAGTACACAAAGATACAGACCAGAAAGATTATCGTGGAGTGATTAATGGCTCAGTGGAATAAGAATACACAAGACTTTCTAAATCAAGAAAGAACTTTATTTGAAGTTTATAACATTGCAGATCACTGGGGAAACCAGACAGACTGGAGACCTCAGTTTTCTGACAATAACAGACTAAAGGTTGCTCCTTTCCAAACAGTTTTCTTTAATACTTTCCAGTATGGTAAAGAG